AGACGCAGGATTGCCTGGTGAATGCTCTCTGCAAGATGAAGCTCCCCGAACTGGTGAAGAAGGGCCACGAACAGATCGGCATTGTCTTCAACACCGATCCCCACGATGGTCCCGGTGAACACTGGATTGCCCTGTTCTGCGACGTGCGGAAGGACCTGGAATACCCTCGCGTCACCTACTTTGATTCCTACGCCCATGCTCCCGAGAAGGAGGTGAAGGTGCTCATGAAACGTTGGAAGACCCAGTGGGATGCCACGGGTGTCCACTCCAAGCCCATGAAGATGACCTTCAATGCAACGCGTCACCAGTTCAAGGATTCTGAGTGCGGAATGTATTGCCTCTATTTCCACTATGCATGCCTCACGGAGATCCCTATGCAGGCTCGTATACCCGATGACGTGATGAATGGATTTCGTCAGATCCTGTTTACACCTCCAAAAATAGATACGGAGAAAGAGTAATGGAGTTCGCAATCGGAGCTGCTCTGGTCGGTCTGTTGGGATACACTGTGTGGAACGAGGAGATTGATGCAGAGGATACGGCTCGCAAACGCCTCTGTGATTATTACGTTGCAGGCGGTGTCTTTGAGGATACTAAGACCGTCATTGAGTCGGGTCGTCGTCTGCTAGAGGTTCACCTCTATGCAGATGAGAACGGGAAGCCCACTTGTGCCAAGGGACCTCTGAATCTTGGTTTTGACTATGCCATGGAATACTGGACCTTTGATTCCGTGTGTGTTGATCTGATTCAGTCCTGGGAGACCAGCTCGGAACCGTTCATCCTCTCCATCGTGCCCCACACGACCAACACGGTGACTCTGAACAAGGCAGCAGACTGCTTGAAGACCACCGTGAACCGCCGCCTGATCAGCGGGGTCAGTACAACGACCCCTCTGGATGAACTGAAGGGGCGTATTCTTATCGTCTCCGACAATGTGCAGGGAAGTGCACTGGGCGAGCTGGTGAACTTTTCATGGGCAGAGTCGGGTGTGCGTCGCCTCCTGTATGGACAGGCCATGCACCCTCGTGATCAGCCGGAGTTGGTGGAGTTCAATCGTAACGCCATTAGTCTCGTCGTCCCGGACCCCACGTTTGGCAAGGAGACTCTGGATCCCAAGATTGCAGCTGCGTATGGGTGCCAGTGGCTTTTGTTTGCAGGAGCGGCCGCCCCCGGCTTCGTTGAAAAGCCAGCGGGCCTCCAATAACTTTTGTTGAGCGTCTAATAAATGTCTGAGGGTGGAAAGCGTAACTCGTGGCTCACGCACGTTAAGAAGACGATGAAGTCGCACAAGGGCATGAAGTTCGGACAGGTCCTCAAGCTGGCGAAGAAGACCTACAAGAAGGGCATGCACGGTGGTGCCGAGGGTGCCGTGGAGGGAACCAGCTCGGCGACGCTGCACGGTGGTCTCCTCGCCCACGCCACCCCGGTCGGTGGCCGTCGCAAGACCCGTCGTGGCCGCAAGAGCCGCCGCGGTGGCGGTGACTACTAAAACGGAAACCCAGCATCTAATCAATAGACTGCATGGAGCCTCCCAAGACACGCCGTGAGACAAAGAAGACCGCCAAGGAGAAGAGGGCGGATGTCTACTCTGCCCGTCATACTCGTCTGCAAGTCAAGACCAAGCCCAAATCAAAGTAATCTACGATGAACAATCCGGAACGTGCGTCTGTGATCACGATCCTTCGTCCGACCACCCGCTGTTTTGCGACATGTTTTTCCATGATACGTCTTTTTAGAGCAGCCGCTCTTGAAATACGCAAGATGATGAGCAAATCCCTTGAAGCTCGGCATGGGTGTCCTAACCTCTTTGCTTAATGCACTCAACAGACCGTGCATCCACTTCATGTAGTCCTTGCGACACGCAAGTTCGGGTTCGTGTGCAGTGATATACTCTGCGTAGACCTCCCGCAGTGCAAGAAAGGGATATGCACGACCGAGAGCATGCAAGAACATCCGCTGGGTTGCCATCTGTTCGGGTTCGGGGTCATCCGGATAGTTGGCCGCAATGGATGCCAGGAAGTCGCCGCCAGGAACCGCCGTGGGCTTCAGGGACAGGTAGTGAGCCTTGACCTTCTCAAACGCAGGATCAGGTCCAGGGTTGACCACCGCGGGGTCGTCCTTGCACTGACTCCTCAGCTTGTCATTGACCATGTTATGGATGTCATACAGCCACCGCCCAGGGTCGCCTCGCAGGGGGTGGGCACCAACATATTCCGTTGTGGACGCACGACAGAACTTGCAAGGCAAGACATCCTTCATTTGATTCAGGACGTCATCGGGGTGCTTGGAGGTGAAGGCAACTAAATGAAAGAGTTGCCATGCACTCGGCCCCCAGAAGCGAGTGTCCATTGTATTGACGAAATAAAGTATACCTATCTTAATAAAAATGCTTGACACCCGGGACATCATCATCCTGACTGCGTCGTTCTACCTCGGTGGCGTTGTTGGAGAGTTTTTCAAGTCGCTCTCCGAGGACATCCTCACGCCGCTCCTCGCCCCGGCCGCCGCTGCCGGCAAGGGCGTGGGCTCCTTCACGGTCACGCTCGGTGGCGTGACGCTCCGCCTGGGTGAGGTGCTGGTCGCCTTCGTCAACCTGGTGGTCTCGTTCGTGCTGGTCGTCTTCACGATCGGCCTCCTCCGCACCTATGTGCTGACCCGCATCGGTGCCGGCAAGAGTGCGTAGACGGTAAAAAATAAGGCATCAAGATAAATGGTCTGGTACAATCCGTTTACTTGGGGAAAGCCCGAAGAGACCGTGTCACCCCCTGCTACGCCTGCCGCCCCTGCTACGTCTGCTGCCGTGACTGCGGGTCGTCGTCGCAAGACCCGTCGTGGTCGTAAGGGAACTAAGAGAAGCCGTACCGGAAGGAATCCCATCCGCCGTTAGGGTACTTCGTGTAGGTGGCTTCCATACGCTTCTTCAGCTCAGCAGTCGAGCCCTGTGAAATGGAGTTATTCTGCTTCCACCTCTGAAAGTCAGCATTCATCTGCGTAATCGTGAGCTTTGTATCCGCAACCTTCTCGTCCGCGTCAAGAGGGTGGATGAACTCAGAAATGAACCGACCAATCACATCCGTCTCACTCTTGTACTCGCTGGTGCTCAGAGTGACCTTCTCCGGAACAGGGAGCTTCCTGAAACCATGGCCCTCCTTGAAGATCGTCACCAGATAGTTCATCATACACTCCGCCCACTCCACACTCTCCACCTTCATCTGAATGGTCTTGTCATCCGGCAGCTCATTCGGAGCCGTAGGGTTCGGCACAAACTTGTTCGGGAAATCAATCACCAGCAGACGGCGCCAGGTACCACCATCCTGTGTATCCACCTTCGGCTTGTTATTGCAGGACACGTGATACTTCGCCTGAATCTCAATATCAATCATCTCCTTCGCACCCGCAAACAGATCACGAGCGGTAATCTTCTCGCAAGATGACAGCTCCTTCATGAGACCCGTCTTGATGTTGGCACCCTCCTCAGGCTCCTGCATCGTGACGAATCGCTTACCCTTCATACGGACCAGCTCGGGATTTGCGGTGCCGGCCTTGCCACGGTCCTGCGTGATCAGTGTAATGGGTGCCTTGCATGCATACGTCCCCATGCACGTCGCCATCAGGATCACGAGCATAGACTTGCCGTTGGATCCCGAACCAGTCAGAATATGGAACTTCTGTGCGGGATTTCCGCCAACCATGCACGTCGCAAGGTGTGCCATGAAGTAGTTCAGAACCTCCGGGTCTGGCAGGATACTACTCAGGAACTTCCAGAGATCTGTCCAACAAGCGTAGTCTGTGTAGTGCTTGTCCTTGTGATAGTCCAGACCCGTTGAGAAGCTGAGGTAATCCTCAGACTTTCCGTCACGGAACTCCATGTTCAGGGTATCAAAGATCCCGTTGTCGAACGCAATCAGATTCTTGTTCGTATCCAGCTTGACCGACAGCTCCTCGTCCAGGAAGAGCAGGCGTGCCTCCTCCATCACGTTCTTCTTGAACGCCGTCGTCTTCAGCTTCTTCTGAGCCTCCATATACTTGGCCTTCCGCTTCTCAATCTTGCACATTTCGCAAGGCTCAGCGGGCTCCTCACCCTTCTTCCTCCCGCCGCAGTTGCACGGGTCCGTGACCATCATGAGCTGCTGCATTTTGTTCTCCTTTTCAACGAACTTCTTCCAAACATCACTAGACAGCTTTGCAAGGAGACCAACGCCCTTCCGAGTCAGCTTCCAGACGTGTCCCACGAAGCGATACCACTCGTTCTGCCCGTAGTCAGAGCACTTGAACTCATCGCGGAACATTGCAAAGACCACGCGAGCCATATCGTGCTCCGTCATGGTCTTCGTGGCCTCCTCCACCAGTTCCTCCACATTGTCCATCTCAATCTTGTCGTATTCGCCGGGGTTGTCCATGCGAGACCAGCCACGGAGACTACGCTCCGACAACACGGGTCCGTTCGTGCGGAAGCTGAAGCTGTCCCACTTGGACTGTGCAAGACGAGGATCATAGTCGTTATACTGAGCACTGAAGTCATAGAACACCGCCTCCAGCGAGTCAGGGTGGATATTCTTCAGGCAGATGCCCGTGTTAATCCAGTCCTCATAGCTAGTGTAGCGGAACGCTGCGAGGTTCATCACATGCTTTCGGTAATACGCAACCATGTCCTCCGAAAGCGGCATCCGATACGTGTTTCGCTCTGGGGTTGATGCACGAGATCCACGCTTGCCCTCTTCAACGCCACGGGCACCAGATCGTCCACGCTGAGCACCCATAGATGCACGAACCTCCTCCTGCTCGGTCTTCTTCTTGTAGCGTCCTGTTGCATCCTCCGTCATTGGCGTCTCCGTTGAGGGACTAGAACGAATGGACATCTTGCGAAGGAGATCCGGCGTGATCTGAACCGGAACGTCGTCATCCACGCTAATCTCTCCAGTAGACGGATCCCAGTCCAGAATATACTTGATCTGGTATGGCGTCCCCTCCTTCTTCTTAGAACCGGGAAGCGTCCACGGCTTTGTGTGCGACAGCATTCCTTCATCGTAGACCTTGTCCCACTTGTCTGCAAGCGGGAGTCCGGGAAAGAACTCGTCCATTCGCTTCACGAGGGTGCGACGAATCTCCTCCTCTACAAAGTGATTCGTCTTCAGCACCGGAATCACCACGTGAAGTCCAGACTTTGAGTAGTCGTTGCTGGTCTTGTTCTTCTCGCTTCCTGCAGGATAGAGAGTGGGCTCCGGCTTCTCAGAGACAAAGATCTCAACGCCCTCAGAGACAACCAGGAACTTCTTGACCTCATCCATATAGGCCTTCACGAAGTTGACAACCTGCTCCTGCGTGTGAAGGTGATCATCAAGGCGTCCCTCATACCTGAAGTCAAGGTCAACACGCATGGCACCGATGCGAGTGCTCTTCTCCGTCATGTGGAGAGCACCATGTCCGTGATTGATATACTTGCAGTAGAGCTTGTAGAACTCGTCCATGTCATCGTCGTCAATCCGCCACGCCCCACCTGTCATCCCAGTGTGAGTAGCTGAGTCGCCTTCTGCCTTGCGACCAGCCTTCTTCTTACCATTGTCGCTCTCCTTGTTGGTGCCGTTGAGAAAATCATAGAGTTCGGACTTGAGCATTCTGGATACTACTAAGGCCGATTACTTTGCAGGCTGCCGTCCATTTTGAACGCGGGGCAGCAGCAGAAAAAACGGATGCGATATAGACAAGGTGACCAACGGGCACAATGAAGTTCTGTACCAAGTGCGACAACATGATGTATAACATTGAGGAGCGTGACAGCAAGGCGTTCCTTACCTGTCGGCAGTGTGATTACGAGGAGGAGATCACCAAGGACACTCCGATCGTCTACGAGCACGATCTCCTGCAGGACACCTCCATTCAGTATTCCATCAATCCTTACCTCAAGCATGACCCAACGCTGCCTCGCTTCAGCAATATGAAGTGCCCCAACGTGGTGTGCCCAACCCGCGGCAAGGAGTCTAACATTGTTGGCATTAAGCTGAATGCCAAAAATGTGATTTGGATGTATCAGTGTGCGGCGTGTGATTCTACGTGGAAGCAGGCTGCACGGGGTCCATGAGGACCCCTCTGGGACGCGGCCCTTACGACGCCTGGCCACCCTGCAGCGTGGGCAGCGGCGTAGATCCATTGAGCGGGATGGAACTCGCATACGCACCTGTCGCCTTGGTGTCCACGCGGGCCAGGTGAGCAACCGGGGCGTAGACACCGTCCCACTTGGCGGCAGTCAGCGGCAGACCACCCACCTGCTGAAACTTGCCGGAACTCAGCGTAGTGCTTGAGGAAACCGTAGACAGATTTTTTGGGTTGTTCACGCGGCCATATCCCTCGTAGGGACGGACACGCTGGAGCTGTCCCTTGACGGCAACGACAGACGCATTCCGCGGGGTGATCAGAGCCGCCGCCTGGCTTCCCAGGAGCTGAGCGTTCAGCACTGACTGGGTCGGGTAAGGCTGGGCGGATGTCTGGATCGTGTTGGGAATCCTGCCATTCTGGTAGGCAAGGGACTGTGCCTGCGTCTTGATGAACGCCGTGTAGTCGGATGCCGAGAGAGTAGGCATTTGTGATTAGATAAGGAAAATACGTCCACCCTTAAATGCGGGCGACTTCCAGGTGGGAACTGCAAGCACAGATCCCCGTCCAAAGAACTCTGCCTTGGCAATGGGACCAATGTCCTTCTTCAGGGGTGCTACGAACGTCCTAGACTTCTTCTCCGGATCCGGAGTGTAAGTCG